TATATGAAATATTTTTTATTAGGAGCAATTGGATTACTTATTGCAAGTTGCTCTAATCCGATGCGTGAGCATCGGATGACACGGATGAACCATCATCACTGTAACGAATGGGTACATCACGATCACGATGATCTACACGGTGGATCATATTGGCATACACATTGTATGGACATTCATAAATAATGACAGAACCAGTACATAAATCAGATGGCGTCGAATGGAAAGACGCCATAGATATGAACGACGGTGGGCATACAATTGCATATAGATCATTTCTGATGATATTGCTTTTATCATTAGGGTTTATAGGCGGAGCTTGCTTAGTAATATTTGATTGGTTCCCAGTTGTAATGAAATGATTTTTTACTTGACAGAAGGTAAATAATCGTGTACACTAAACTTAGTGCTACAAAAACTTAGGCACAAAACTTAAACTTAATTAGGCTAACATAGGAGATATAATATGGCTACTCTAGCAGAAATCCGTGCAAAACTTCGTGAGCAAGAATCACGCACATCTAATCAATCAAGCGACAACAGCATTTATCCATTCTGGAATATCAAAGAAGGAGATACATCCGTTCTGAGATTTTTACCAGATGCTGATCCAACTAATACTTTCTTTTGGAGAGAACGAGCTATGATTAAGCTCCCGTTCCAAGGTATTAAAGGCGGAGACGGTAAGGAAATAATCGTACAAGTTCCGTGTATGGAAATGTACGGCGAGTCCTGTCCAGTACTAAACGAAGTACGTGGATGGTTTAAAGATTCGTCTTTAGAAGACATGGGTCGTAAGTATTGGAAGAAGCGATCGTACTTGTTTCAAGGTTTTGTAGTTGACAATCCACTTAGTGAAGACACAACACCGGAAAATCCAATCCGCAGATTTATCATTGGTCCACAAATCTTTACACTTGTTAAGGATGCTTTGATGGATCCTGATATGGAAGAACTACCTACGGATTATACAGCAGGCCTAGACTTTAGACTGAAGAAGTCTTCCAAAGGCGGCTATGCTGACTACTCAACATCATCTTGGTCACGACGAACACGGCCATTAGACGATGCTCAAATGCAGGCTATCAATGCACATGGTCTGTTTAACTTAAATGATTTCTTACCCAAGAAGCCAGGTGACATTGAGGTAAAGATTATTAAAGAGATGTTTGAAGCTTCCGTTGACGGTGAAGCATATGACGAAGATCGCTTTGGTAACTACTTCCGACCGTATGGCTTGTCACAGAAGACTGGTGATCCAGTTGCACCTGCTGCACCAAAAGTTGAAGCACCGACTGTTACAAAAGAAGAGGCAGCCGAAGTACTTCCTGACGAAGAACCGGCTCCAGTAAAGACAAAGGCAGCACCTAAGGCTGACGCACCCGCTGACGCTAATGGCAACAATGCTAATGACATTTTAGCCATGATTAGAGCTCGACAGAGCGCTGACTAATAACTACTATTATGATGCCTGCTAAAGGCATCATATCTCTCTTTTGACTAACAGGAAATCTATGGCTAAATCTTTTGACCCAACTAAATTTAGAAGGGAACTTACTAAATCTATTACTGGCATGAGTGCCGGCTTTAATGATCCGTCTGACTGGATCTCCACAGGCAACTATGCTTTAAACTATCTTATCTCAGGTGACTTCTACAAAGGCATTCCGCTAGGTAAGGTATCTGTTTTTGCTGGCGAGTCAGGTGCTGGTAAATCTTATATATGCTCAGGTAACATCATAAAGGCAGCACAAGAACAAAATATCTTTGTAGTGCTTATTGATTCTGAGAATGCGCTAGACGAAACTTGGCTACAAGCTCTTGGTGTTGATACATCTGAAAGTAAACTATTGAAACTCAATATGAGTATGATCGACGATGTAGCTAAAACTATTTCTGTCTTTATGGAAGATTACAGAAACTCAGTCGACGAAGAGCGGCCTAAAGTATTATTTGTTATCGACTCATTAGGCATGCTACTTACACCTACCGACATTGACCAGTTTAACAAAGGCGATATGAAAGGCGACTTAGGTAGAAAGCCTAAGGCACTAACTGCCCTTGTTAGGAATTGTGTTAACATGTTTGGTAGTCACAATGTAGGACTAGTAGCAACTAATCATACATACGCATCGCAAGATATGTTTGATCCAGATGATAAGATATCAGGCGGACAAGGCTTTATCTATGCCTCTTCTATTGTAGTAGCTATGAAGAAGCTCAAACTAAAAGAAGACATTGACGGCAACAAAACTTCTGAAGTAAATGGTATTCGCTCAGCTTGTAAAGTAATGAAGACACGCTACGCTAAACCGTTTGAAGGAGTTCAAGTTAAAATTCCTTATACCCAAGGCATGTCGCCTACAAGTGGACTTGTAGATCTATTTGAAAAGAAAGGCATGCTGTCTAAATCAGGAAACAGGTTATTACACATTACACACGACGGTACTGAGATTTTAAAATATCGTAAAGCGTGGGAATCAAACGAAGATAACTGTTTACACTCAATTATGGAAAATATTCTCCATGCCCCGGAAGAGGTAAATAGTCACGACAATGATTTAGAAATAGGAGTATAATATGGAAGTTAGTCACATCGTTGACATATGGTTACTATTTAAAGACCAAATTGATAAAAAGGTTATTAGCATCACAGCAGAACAATATGTAGACCAGCTTGCAGATTTTGGAGTTACTGATCAAACTCTTAAAATGTCTATGGGCAACTGTGATATTTTAGATGCAGCAATTGCGTATTATCTTGATATTGATGACGACACCGATTACGACGAGTAAATATGGCTGGATGGTACAGCAAAGTTTCTCGCGACATAGGTACTATACCTGATGCTG